ACCTGGCCACGGGTTTCGCCGAGTTCAAGTTTCAGGATTTGGCTACGGGCAAACTGTATGACGATCCTGAGCTGGAAATTCTGCGAAACCCGTGGCCAGGTGGCACGACGGGTGACTTGCTGGCTCGCGCGGAACAGCACAACTCGATCTCGGGTAACTTCTTTGTGCGCCGAGAAAATGACACGCTCGTGTGGATGCGGCCCGACTGGGTTGAGATCGTTTCATCGCAGGGCTTGAATGGTCGCCATGATGTGCTGGGCATCTTGTATTCCGAGGGTGGCTTAGGCGAATCTGATGGCACGTTTTACAACGTTGAGGACATTGCGCACTGGGCACCGATCCCTGACCCGCTGGGCCGTCACCGTGGGATGTCGTGGCTAACGCCCGTGTTGCGCGAAGTGAACGCCGATGTGGCAATGACGCGGCACCGGCAAGTGTTTTTCGACAATGCGGCCACGCCTAATCTGATGCTCAAGTATCAGCAGAAGCTGAACAACGAAACGCTCACGTCAATCAAGGAACGTTGGCAGGCGCGTTACGGCGGCCCTGCTGGAGCTGGTGGCACTGTCGTACTTGATGAGGGCGCTGACTTGAGCATCGTTGGGTCAAGTTTTAAAGACATGGATTACGACGCGGTGCAATCGGCCGGCGAGGCGCGTATTGCTTCAGCGGCTGGTGTGCCTGCGATCGTTGCCGGTTTATCTCGCGGCTTGGATGCTGCTACCTACTCCAACTATGAGCAGGCGCTGAAAGCATTTGGCAATGGCACGATGGCGTTCTTGTGGCAGTCGATCTGTTCGGCTTTGACGCCGCTGGTGAATGTGCCTGACGGTTCGCGTTTGTGGTATGACGTGAGCGGTATTCCTGCGCTGCGCGATGGTGAGAATGAGCGCGCGCTCACGATGCAGATTCTTGCCCAGACGGCTTCAACATTGTTGACGGCCGGCTATGAATCGTCGTCAATCGTTGATGCGTTGACCGCTGGCGATATGACTTTGCTGAAGCACACCGGCCTTGTGTCGGTGCAGTTGTACAAGGCAGCCGCTGCCCATGATGCGGCGCAACCGATTGACAAGATTCCTGTTCTTCCGGCCAACGATTTCAGGCCACCAACTTTGCCAGGCGCGTAATGGGGCCAACACACAAGGAGATAACTACATGATGGCTCTGTCGCGCTCTTTCACGACTGACCTTGAGGTTCGCGCCGATGGTGATGGCCGAACCATTCAAGGCATCGTGGTGCCTTACGGTCAGAACGCCAAAGTCTCTGATGGTGGCCCGCACTATCAAGAACGCTTTCAGCGTGGTGCATTCTCCAAGTACTTGAGCGAGAAGCCCGTTGATCGTTTTGCGTTGCGCCTGCTGTCTCAGCATGACGCGCACAAGCCATTGGGCCGCGCCGTTGACATGGTGGAAACGGAAGCGGGCCTGATGGGTTCTTTCCGCGTATCCGATACCGCCTATGGCCGCGACCAGCTCGAGCTGGTGCGCGATGGCGTACTCGGCGCGTTCTCTGTTGGTTTCATGCCCATCAAATCTAAGCGCGACGGCAGCACGACCGTGCGCACCGAGGTCGCACTACGAGAGGTAAGTCTTGTGACATTCCCAGCCTATGAGGGCGCTGTTGTGACTGGCCTGCGCCAGTTGGCTCCCGATGAGCAGATGCTCGCTCAGCAGTTGCTTACCTGCCTTGCTGTTGCCGACGTGAAACTTGACCCGATCATTGACGCGCTCGCGTGTGCCGATGGTGCACTGGACATGGCGCAAGCGGTCGTTTCTCAGATTCTTGGAATGCCTAACCCGAACATGGATGACGAAGAAGCCGAGGGCGGCTACATGGCCGACATGGCTGGCATGGGCGCCGACATGGGCGACATGACGCCGGTTCAAATGTCATCCCAACTCACTTCCTTCGCGCGCCGCCTCGATCAGGCGATCGCTGCGAGGGCCACCACTCCAACCGGAGCCGGTGCCGATGGGCCGCGTATGCACCCAGGTCGGTTAGTTATTGCCCGCAACGTTCTGCGGGCATCACTCATCGAAAGAGGAATAAAATGAGCAAGCGTGTTGAGGAGTTGTCGGCTAACGTCGATGCGCTCCGCACCGAAATGCTCGCGCTGGCCGACATCGAGTCGCCCAGTGACGAGCAGGCAACCCGATCAACTGAGATCGTTGCCGAGTATGACGCGGCCGTGACCAGCTTGGCCACCGCGCGCGAATTAGAGGAGAAGGCGACGGCAATTCGTACCGCCGCTGCTGATCCTGCAAACCGCGAATCAGGCTTCGGCGCTCCCGAGGTCATCATCAAGCGCAGCCCGTTTGAAGGTGTTGAGCCTGGTGTTGTCAACCGTATGGATGCGGCTGAAGTTTCAGCTCGTGCCCTCACGGCGATTGAATCAGCCACCGGCTACGTCAGTGACTGGCAAGAGCGCGCCACCCGCCTCATTGAGAACAATGCTGAAGTTCACGTAACGACTCCCACTGAGGTTGCTCGTCACGCGCTTCTCACTGGCTCACCGGCCTACCATCGTGCATTCCTCAAGGTCATGCAGTACCCGATGGACTTCCACTCAATGTTGGAGCCTGAAGAGGCTGCCGCTTTCCGTGCTGCCTTGTCAACCACTGCCGCCAATGGTGGTTACGCGATCCCGTTCCTGCTTGACCCAACGGTCATCTTAAGCAACTCGGGTGCTGCTAACCCGTTCCGTCAGATCAGCCGGATTGAGACTGGTGTGTCGAACAAGTGGAACGGCATTTCATCTGCTGGTGTGTCTGCCGAATGGAAGACGGAAAACGCGGCCGCTGCCGACGCTTCGCCGACTCTCGCTCAGCCTTCCATCACCGCTTACCTTGCTGACGCTTTCGTTGCAGCATCGTTTGAAATCTTGGAAGATACCGCGCTTGCTAACTCGTTGCCGGCCCTCTTTACTGATGCGAAGGATCGTTTGGAAGATGCAGCGTTCGCCACGGGTTCTGGTTCAAGCCAGCCCAAGGGCATCGTGACTGCGGTCACCGCTGTCACCACGTCGCGTGTTTCGCCCACCACGGGTGGAACGTTCACGACCGCTTCACGCGCCGACGTTGACGCCGTGATTGAGGCCGTGCCGCCGCGCTTCCGTAGCAAGTCCTCGTGGATTGCAAACTACTCAACCTACGGCATTATTCGCCGCATGGATCAGTACGGCGGCTCTTCGTTCTGGGCAAACCTCGGAGCAAACCAGCCGAACGAGTTGTTGGGTCGCCCCCAGTACGAGGCGTACTCAATGGCGTCAACCATCACCACGGGCAGCAACATCCTGCTTGCCGGTGACTTCTCGCAGTACCTCATCTTCGACCGCATCGGGTCAACGATGGAGTACATCCCTAACACGTTTGACACCACCTCGGGTCGCCCGTTGGGTCAGCGTGGATGGTTCTTTAACTGGCGCGTTGGCGCGGATGCTCTGGTGCCTGGCGCCTTCCGCGTTCTCAAGCTCTAGCAGATTCACACTCGTTGAGGGTCGGCCACCTGGTCGGCCCTCAACGAGTTCTGTTGACAATTCAAAAAGGTAGGGGCGCATGCAGATCGTTAAAGACACTGTTGCCGTGGGCTATTGCTACGGCCAAGAAGTTGCATCAGGTTTCTGCAATTCACTAGCGGGTTTGATCGCTCACGAGTTAACGGCCGGTGCGCATTTGCGCACGTTGCTGCCGGTCTATTCGGGTGTGAACATCTCTTCAGGCCGCAACGAGATCGTTGAGCAGTTTCTCGCCGGCGATGCTGAATGGCTGCTTATGCTCGATGCCGATATGACCTTTGATCGGTTCATCGTTGAGCAACTCGTTGAAGCCGCTGACGCTGAGACTGCGCCGATCGTGGGCGCTCTTGCATTTGGCGTATCTGACGGCGAACTGTTCCCAACCTTGTATTCAATGGTTGAAGAGGACGGCGGGCCGCAGACGATCCGTTTCCTAGATTTTCCTGAGAATGAAATGTTCCAGGTTGTTGGCACTGGTGCTGCATGTGTGCTGATTCATCGCCGCGTGTTGCGCGCCATTGCTGATAAAGAGTTTTCACACGCTTACCCGTGGTTCCAAGAGGGCGAGATTCGTGGCTCGCGCGTATCGGAAGACATGACGTTTATGTTGCGAGCCGGTCAGCTCGGCTTCCCTGTGTTTGTCCATACCGGCATCTCGGTTGGTCATCAAAAGTCTTACGTCTTGACCGCTGACATGTACCGGTCGCAGCGTTCATTCCAGTTGGCCATGCGGGCCGCTGAAGCCACGATTGAAGAGGGCACTAATGAATCCTGAAACAACAACGTTCATCATTGAGGCCACTGCCGATGCAGAGGTCATCAAAGCCGAAAATACTGAGGAGTCCTGATGGCTGTCGGCACTAGCACATATTTGGCAAATGCGTGGCTCAACGTGATTCGTGGCAACGCTGCCGGCACGACGTACACGGCGCCTTCAGCGATCTACATGCAACTTCACACTAATGGCGGTTCTAACCTAGGCCCCGGCAGTGCTGGCACGTCCAACGTTTCCGGCTATGGAACTCGCAAGGCTGCTACGTTTAGCGCCTCAACAACTGGCGTGTTGTCTTTGACCAGCACGGTCGTTTTTGATACGTGGCCTAGTGGCGCTACGGGTGAAACCATTGCTCACGTTGCATTTTTTGACGCTGCAACGGGCGGCAATTTTCTCTGGTCTGCAACGCTTTCCGCATCCAAAACCATGAGCACAAGCGACACGTTGAACGTAACGGGCGCATCGCTGACTATCACACCTGCTTCCTAGTCATGGGAGCGATTCTGTCGCAAGCCCTTGGCTCTAACGCGCTGCTTGTTTCTAGTCATTCTGAAAACAAGGTTTTCTCATATCAAGCCGACACTTGGTCATCAGTTGACATTGACAACGCGCGAGGGCTTGCCATAGGCCAGCAGTACGTAGTTGTTGCGTCACATACTGGCCTGTACTACTACAACAAGGCCACGGGCAACCGCGTAGCCGTCCTCGACGTGCCGAACACTGACAGCCACGAAATCGGTTTCGCTGCTGATGATTCCGTGATCGCCTGCGCCTCATACCAGTCGGCGTTGACTCGTCACGCTTTCGGCGTGAATGAAATCATTTGGACGGTGCCAGGCGTGACCGCTGGAACGTCAGATGCGCGCTCATGGGTTAACGGCGTTGCCACAATTAACGGTGCACCTAAATACGTCACCGCGCTGGGCATCTCCGATGTTTCACAAGGTTGGCGTGATGAGGCTAAGGCCGAGCGTGGCGCACTGATTGACGTGCAAACCAATCAGGTTGTGTTGCATAACTTGCTGTTTCCGCATTCGCCCACTGTCGTCGGCGACTCGGTTTACTTCGCAAACTCGGGCCACGGCCAGTTATGCAAGTGGACGGCCGACGATACTGCGGCCACCGTTGTGGCCACCCTGTCGGGCTGGACTCGCGGTATTACGCAGCTCGGCGATTACCTACTTGTTGGTATTTCACAGGGCCGCATGACTGCGTTTCCTGAGATCACGACCGACGCGCTCGCACAGCCCGGCATCGCAGTCATTGAATTAGCGACCGGCACTCAGGTTGAGTTTGTGCCAATGGATGTGCAAGAAATTTTCGATATCAAAATGGCGGCCGAAAGGTTGAAGTGATGAGCGCAGCACAAAACATGGCTGACGCTCTGAATGCCGCTGGTGATCCGCACACGTTCCGCGTTGGCTCAGTGTTGGCGACTGTTGGCGGGTTTAGTGCTAACGACAACATTTTGACCGTTGAGCAAGTGTCTGCCACGTTCGCCGGTGATCCTGTTGCCGTTGATGCGCCGTACACGTTTGTGAACGTTCCGGCAATGCCCGACCCGTTAGAAACTGCGCACCTGATAATTGCTGATTCTGTGCGCTACAACGGTGGCGTGCTGTGAGTACGACAACAATTTATGCGACCACTAATGCGGGTTATTCGCTTGTTGGTTTTGCGTCGTGGAGTTCGCCGAGTTCGTTAGCCGATTATTTGACTAGCAGTGGTTCAAGTAATTTCGATGTTGGCTGTGACAACAACGGCAAACGACAAATTTTGAATCAATCATTTTTCACTGCTGACGCATCATCGCTGGCAGGTAATACGGTTTCGGCTTCAACGTTTTACTTGACGGTTGGTGCGGGTGGCGTAACGAACACAACATCAATTTCAGCAATCAAGTACGGCTGGACTGACGGCTCATCGACCATACGCAAAGGCAACTGGCGCTCACCGTCACAATTGAGTGCGTTGTCGTCTTATGCAAGTGGCAGCATTGCCGACGGCAGTTCTGGCGATTTTGCCATGACTGGCTCATCAACGTTGAACACTGATCTTGCTGGCAACGTCATTAAATTTGCCATCGTTTCGGCTGACAACATTTCGGGTGCGTCTTACTCCAATAAGCACGCAAACTTCTATCTGCCAGCGTCAGTTAACACGTTTTCGCAATACCCTCGCGTTTTCGTTACTTACTCGGCTGGCGGCGGCGGCACCAC